AACCGGCGCTGTGTTTCCCAAAGGTAATAGCACATCTGGTCCCTTTTGAGGTTCAGGAAGTGCTCCTGTAAAGTAATCAAAGTACTTGTTTACCGGCAGAAGATTGGCCCCTTGTAAAGCTGCTTGGTTCTCAAATGTGATTGAATTCCCTTCTGGTATTAGGTGTCTACCGTTGGTCTGTGAATCCCCGGTGTCGATAAGCACCGGGTCCTGTAGATTTTGGTCCCGAAACCATTCGTTCCATATCAGACAGTATGCCCGGAAAGGTAGATGGTTGACGGTCCATTGTGCATTGACCTGCGCTGCCCCGGGTCCTACCTCTGTAGGAATGCCCATATAGTCCGCCAGGGTCCCTTTTTCCCAGCCCTCTGTTGGTACTGTTCCGGTGCTTAACGGAGGAGCCATCTGCGGAATGCTGTATTCCACAGTCTGTTCCCATTTGCTCGTTGTGTTTTCGCCGTTGAATTCTTTCCAGTGGTCCCAAACAAGTCGGTTCGGGACGAAGAAGAAGTAAATGTCCAGGTTGGCGTTGTCCATTACCGGGAAGATAGGTGTACTTCCCCGTATAATGGCCGATGTTTTCATTTCGAACGTGTCCCCGGGTAAAACCTCGTCCACATAGATGGGCACCAATTTGCCCGCATTAAACGTTGTTTTGTGCCCACTGCTACGGTCAAAGGTGGACCGCTGTATGTCTACCTGCGGAGCTTGTGCGAAACGGCTGTTACTGTTTCGGTTCATTTTCTGTTCCCTCCTGCGCTTTTGGTTCAGGTTCCTTGGGTTCAGGTTCCTTGTTCTTCAGCTTTTCCAGTCCTTTTCCTGAGAGGATTTCAGCCATAAAGACTGTCGGGTCGTTTCCGAATCTTTCTTTGATTTCGGCAGGTAATGATGCAAATTTCGCTTTTACATCCTGGATGCGCTTTTGCGCCTCGATGATGTTTGTCGGCATGTCGCTGATGTCGGTATAGATTCCATCCGGACGTCCAAGTGCGCTACGGTCCCCTTCTTCAAATCGACGGATGATATTTTCGATTTTTGTCGGTTCCAGACATTCCTGGATTTTCTCGTAGATGTTTTCTCGTCCGGTTATTTTTAGGACTTTCGCCCCGGTTTCGGTGTCTACGTCAATGACGCATTTTTCTGCCCATTCACTTCCCGCCGGAGATGGTTTCCGCTCCGGCAGATTCAGCCGGCTGTAAAACCTTGGCTCGTTTGAGATTATTTTTGCCACGTGCTACTACCTCCTGTTTTGAGATTGTGAGTTCATTTTCTTCTGTGTCGATGTCCGCCATCCGGCAGAGTACCAGTGCTTTGGCGTCGAATTCCTTCGTCGCTTTGTGGAAATTTTCCCTGGCATCTTTGTCGTTTTGGTGTATTGACATCATGATTACCTGGTGCAATTTGGTGTCGTAGATGCTGTACAGATAGCCTTTCAAAGTCTGATGCCTCCTCGCATGATTTTAGGCGTGATGTTGATTTGCTTCGTGGTCCCTGCTGTGCGCATAAACATTCTGTGGTCCCCTCGTCTTGCTTTACGTCTGTATGCCATTGTCATCACCTCCTTCCTGCGTAATTTTATTGTATTCCTTCGCGCTGACGTTTGCAAGCAGTCGGAAGGAAATCCACGTATTTTTGGTTTCTGTGGCCTTCTCCATCATGATAAGTTCGTCTAGCACTTTCGCTTGTTTGTTGGTCAGATTAAACATTAGCTTTGTCTCCTTTCCCATATGCCATCTTGATTTTGTCAAAGTCTTCCAGTAGTTTGCAGAGCGCCGTGAACACGTCGTAGTCCAGTTCTCGGAATGCCTTATCTGCCTGTGCCCTTGTGATGTTAATCATCATATCCCAGATTTCCATATTTTACCTCCGTGATTTTTTTGAATGTGTATTTTGGGTCTTTGCTGTACCTTATTTTTCTTTCCTTATCCCTCCATGTGTAGATTACTTTTGTTTTTACAACTTTCATTGTTTCCTCGTCTATGGTTATTTCTGACCACATCGTGCAAGTGTAGTCGTACCAGTCTGTCAATTCTTTCATTTCTTTCTCGCTGGTTGTTATACTTGGTACGTACATCATTCTTTCGTTTTCCAGTATTCCTGTTCCTTCGTCGACTTTCATGGTTCCAATCAGTGTGTAGATTTTCATTGGTTTTATCTCCTTTCCTTTCTTTATCTTAATTATATCATTTTTTTAATTTTTTGCATTAATTATTTTTTTATGTTTTTTCAACTATTTTTCGATTTTTCGTAAAGGTTTGTCCCTTTCCCTATTGGCCTGCTGGCCATAAAAGCGTCGGGGGCCCCTTTAGGGTGCCGGCGCGGCCAGCACAAAGCCCCCGGATTTCTCCGGGGGCTTCCTCCACTTCACAGCGTCCGCCTTAGCGCTTTAATAGTGTCCTGCTTAACCTGTTCCTCAATTTTGTAGTATTCTATTCGCGGTAATGTTGTTTTTCCAACAAGTCGGTATTTGAACTGGTGCTCTGCCACATTTTTCCGTAATTTTTGTATTTCTTCGAATTTTTTCGGATTTTCCAGTTTAAACAACTTGTCGAAATACTTTGGTGGTTTTCTGGTCTGTGCGCCCCCTTTCGCTTTTGCATATGCGATACCGTCCTTGCTGTATATTTCATCCTTGTGTGCTTCGTAGTATCCATATCCGATTCCAGGCTTTCTCGAGCAGAGGCAGAATTCCGGATTTATTCCGGCTTCTGCGTACTCCTGTTTTGCCCATTTTCCTTTGCGCTTTTTCATCATGTAGCGCGCGGTATAGGCAGCCGTCAGCCACGAATTTCGGTTTATGGTTACGTTTCCCATTCCCCATACCTTGCTGACCTCCTCGGATTGGAATACTGCAAATCCATTCTTGTTTGCGATGAGTTCCAAGTCTGGTATCACAAAGTTGAATAAGATGACATGAAAGTGAGGTCGGTGATTCTGTTCCCCATACTCTCCGCACGCGTAGAATCTCACGTTGGGATTATCGTGCACTCTTTTCCATCGTTCCCTGATCCGCTTCATAAAGTCCTGCAGGTCTTTTTTGTACAGGCTTGCCACCTTGATGACTTCGCCTGTTTTTTTGTCCACCGCAGGTACCAGAAGATGTTGAATGTGCTCTTCGTCGTAGGTGAGAGTAAGCCAATAGTTTGCCTTCCACATTTTGGCTTCGAGGTAACATCTGTCGGCCCACTGCTTCGAATACTCGAGACGGCATCCGGTACACTTGCCGCACGGTATGATAATTCTTTCGTCCGTGTAGGGATTTACTCCTTTACTCAAAAGTGATTCCGGCGCCGTCTTCCAGTTTTCGTTCCGGAGGTCCCCGTATATATACACGGAACCGTCCTTCTTTCGCCATCCTATCATCGGTGAATAGCATGGCATTTTTGGTCCTCCATTTACACTCAGCTCCATTATAGCTTGTTGTAATGGAGCTGAGTGACAGAAATTCAGAATCTCATCGGCCCATAAAGCCGGCGAGAAGTTTCCCAAACTCGGCTTTCGACTGGTGTTGCTCGTGAATCGACAGCTTGATGATGTCTCCCAGGAGACCAAGTCCGTCTTTGACGATGCCCTTGGCACTTGATGCTTGTTTACCTGTTGCAGAGTATCCGCGGCCCTGGGACCCGGATGCCGAAAAACCTTGTCCGGTTGACCCGGAAGAGGTGAATCCGGACCCTTGTGCGCCTCCGCCCATGGACCCCGATGCCGCAAAGCCCCCTCCCATGGCCCCAGAGGGCGTAGAAGCCCCCTGATTGAGTGCGGCTAGTATAGGATTAAGGCCGGCGGCTTTAAGGTCATTTACGGCCCTCTGATAGCTTGTATTGGACATCTCAGTTTGGTACTTCCTTTGGAGCTCAGCTTGCTGGGCCTCCCACTGCATGGCTTGTTGTGCAGATGCAGTTTGGAATTCTCTGTTCGCTTGCGCCTCAGCTGCCTGCCAGTTACGGTTTATCTCAGCTTGCTGAGCATCCCAGTTCATCGCCTTTTGATTCATGGCTTCTTGCCATTGGCGATTCAGGGCTGCTTCGCTGGCGCTGAACTGCATGGCCTGTTGTGCGCTGCTTTGCTGGAATTGGCGATTGAGTGCAGCTTGCTGGGCATCCCAATTCATGGCCATTTGTGCGCTGGTCATCTCATTTATGAATGCCTGTTGTGCCGCTTGCTGATTGCGTTGCCAATCCCGGTCCGCAATTTGTTGTTCATATCGGACGTTCCAGTTATCCTGTGAGGGATAATTTGCACCAGTAGCAAATGCTCCCTTGAAAAAGTCCAGGAATCCCATTCTTGGTTTCCCCCTTAGTGATGGTCAATCAGTCCCGGGATACTGTAGATAGGCATAGGCCGCGTGCATTTGCACTTAAACCAGAAGTCCGCGATGTACTGGTCTTCCAGTGTGGACTGTACAGCCAGTGTCCTGTCCACGTTCTTGTAGGTTTCTTGCACCCATTCTGCTGACAGTACCGGCAGCGCTTCATAGTAGTCTGCGTAGTGCCATGCGTCCAGGCTTCCGGTGACGTTGCTCCGGAACGCCGAGCTTACCCGACTCGGTTTATACCGGTATTCCGCCCAGGCTTCCTGATAGCCGAAGGCTTCTTCGTTCATTGCTTTGCTCTGTTGCAAGTAGATTTCTTTGTTTAGGATGGCTTGTTCTCCGATATTTGCCAGAGCCGGCCAATAGAAATCAAATCTATTTTTCCGGTTCCAGATTTTTTCAAGGCCCTGCTGGTATGTGTGTTCAGTTCGAACACATGCCAGCCCCAGCACGTACCCGTGTTCTACGAAAGAGTGTTTGAAATAGCTCCCCTGGTTGCCTGTAAGGGAAT